TCTTTCTTCCTTGACAGTGTGCTCTTTGAGAAAACCCCTTTGGGTTGTTGCAATCAATTGATCGTTTATATTTTGCACTCCATGCTTCCGATACTCCTCCGCCATTAGTGCTCCCAGAAGAGTCCCCATTCCCACTTCCATTGCCATTTGTACCATTGCCATTCTTTTCCTCCTTTTCTTCCTCGTTTTCACGACGAAGCCATCCACCCAAACCTACACGATAACCTGTAGGAATCTTCTTACATTTTTTATCTTTATAGCAGTAGTAGTAACCCTGCTTACACTTTTTCATTCTTTTCAGAATCTGGGTTATTATTATTTAGAAAACCTTGCTTTAGTAGTTTTGACAACTCTGCAGTTGATCCAACAAACAATGCATTGTTTGTAACATTATTGGTGGTTGTTTTCTCACTAACATCTTCGATGTCTTTTACTTTCTTCTGAAGATCTACCAACTTATCTGTAACGTCACCAACGCTTTTAATCAGTTGACCTGCAACTTCATATGCTCTTGGACTTGCACCTTCTCCGGCAACTTCTAAAATACCATTAATTGCTTCTTGCCCCTTTTCAATCAAAGAATAGAGTTGACCTCTACTATATTCATAATCTTTTTTAAGATCGTTACGAACCTCTTTTACTTTTTCTATCTCTGCTGGAACAGTCTCAACTTCCACTATAGAAGTCTCTGTATTCAGAGCGTTACTAATACTTTCAAAATTTTCTGGCATAATATCACAGTAAATCGGTATTTCTTGTTGGACTAAAATCTGAACTGTTATCGAAGAAGTCTAAAGATTCACTAAATCCAAAGTCATCTCCTGGTGCGACAAGAGCATCATCGGCAGTGCTCAATACATTAAACTGTGTACCACTGTTATGTGTTTGTGCTATTGTTCCACTATATGCTCTCTTAACGGTAATTGTGTTACTGGTAAGAGCAGTGATCTTCATAATTTCACTGTTAAGAATAATACGATCCCCAGTAGAGAGTGGTGATGTATCATTTACAGAGATCTTGGTTTCTGAAACTGTCACATCTTCTGTAATAATTGCTCCAGTATCATTATCATAATCTTTTAGTGCAGTTGGAGTTGCAGTATAACGCATCTCTCTTCTTGCCCTTACAGTATCGGTATCAGAGTAGTAATCAACCTGAACCTTACGAATAATGCCTTCGGTGCTATCTGCAATTGGACCGAATAGATATGTTTTTGCAGTAAATTGTAATGTATAGATTAGTGCTCTCCTTGTAGAAAAATCTCCCTCATAATCGTCCTGGAAGTTAATGCTATCAAGAACAATTGGAATATCTCTTTTTTCTCCAATTGAATCTACAAGTTCGACTGTAATATTAAATGATGGTTGAAAATATGGAAGAATTTGCTCAATTATTTGTAATGCATCATCATTTAACTTCGTAAGAATATTCAGTTCAAATCCAATATTATATGGAACTGGCATGTAGACTTTTTTGATTCTATTGTTATCGTCTACTGCCTTGAATGTTTGAGTTACGGATGTCTTTCTCGTTGCATCATATTGAATGCTATTCATTTCAAATGACATTCTAGGAAGACCAATTTGAACCGCTCTATTCAGATCAGCCTGTTGTTCGATTCTTGCCAGAAACTTCTGCATTGGACCATATGCCAATGGAACTTTCATTTCACTTATTACATTACTTTCAGCATCCCTATGTTTAATGTAAATCTGATTAAACAGTGTACCAAAAGATATGACTGTTTTACGAAGTATTTCGTGATAAAAATAAGTTCCTAGCATCAATAGTTACCAAATGGATTTGATTGAGTGAAGTCTAAAATAAGATCTGCTTCACTTTCGATTTCATCGTTTTCTGTGTATTTATCATATAAATCACGTTTATCATGTTCTTTGATTGAGAATGTTGCTGAAGAAGCAGCGCCAACTAGTGTTTCTCCAACAGTAAATGTGCCACTGACATTCGAAACTTTGAGAGTGTTTGTGGTATCATCCCAATCCTTAACCCTTGCCCTAGTTCCAGATGAAGATGCAACAACTTCTTCATTAAACTGATAAGTTCCAACACCAGCAACGGTTGGAGGTGCTGCGATAGTGACTGATGGAATTGAACTATATCCGTATCCTGGATTGGTAATTCTGATAGCAGTGACAATACCACCAGTAGAAATACCAGCAACAGCAGTTGCAGTCGTCAGACCAGTAAGTGTATTTACATACTGCTTATCTGCAGCACTGTTTCCAATACTTACGGCAGGTGCTGATGCATAACCAGATCCTGGATCTGTAATAGTAATACCAGTCACAACACCAACAGAATTGGTATGTGCAGTTCCTTTCGCCGTTGTACCGACACCGACTGGAGCAGCAAATGTTGCACTAACTGTAGTAGATGGAAGATAGAAGTTTCCTCCAGTGAACACTGTTGCCCCAGTAACCGATCCAATACCATTGATTGTTGAGGATGCTGTTGCACCAGTACCAACTGGAGGTGTAATAGTGACTGTTGGTGCAACTGCATAACCAGATCCACCATCCCCAATAGTTAGTGAAATAACACCACTCTGAATTGTTTCAATTGAACAAGTTGCAGCAGCACCAGTTCCACCACCACCTTCAATATAAATGGTTGGTGTTTCGGTATATCCAAATCCAGCATTTGTGAGTCTTATTTCTTGTATCGAAAATACTCCAGCACGACTTGTCGTTATTGCAACAGCAGTAGCCGTACTTCCAGTAATTTTTGGAGCATCAGTAAATCTAACCGTAGGAGTGGAAGTATATCCACTACCATCATTATTCAAGAATATTTCTCTTACATAACCACTGTTAATTGTGGCAGATGTTTGTGCTGTAGCACCGATACCCAGAAGTCTGAGGGTAGTGATATAACCTTCTTCCTGAACCTGCTCATCAATCTCATCGATGGAAGTATCAAGAATTTCATCTTCATATTCAAAGAGTTCACACTTCAACTGATAAACATAATTTTTACCTAATTGGTAGAAAGGATCTTCGTGCTCTACGAATTTGACTTCAAATAATCTTTGTCCTAGTGGAAAATAAACCAAATCTCCTTCTCTTGGGCGAGTATATAAAACAATTTCGTCATCACTCTCTGCTTCTAGAAATGGAGAGATAAAGTCTTCGAATCTTTCTCTAGAGATAGTAATAGTTAATTCATCTCTTAGGGACATTCCAAACTTTGTTAATATATCTCCAGATCCAGAATATCCCTCATATGTGTTCACATACGCTTCTATAATATAATTGTCATCAAATTTTGATGATTGTATTTCTCTAATAACAGTATTTCTTCTTACAAATTTTCTTGGAATATATGTGACATCAACTCCATACATTCTCAACTGTTCATTGATTAATTCCTGAACAAGTCTTTGTTCAGTCTGTGATCCTTGTAGAAAAAACGGATTAAGTGCCATTATCCAATAAGGTCGAGAGGTGGTAATTCGTGCTCAAGCATCATAGTTTGCTTGAGTTGATCTAATTCTCTTTCGGCATCCTCATAAATTTCTCTACCATTGAGTTCAATACCACCAGGTAATTTAACTCCTCTAAACTTAATTAAGTTCTGACCCCACTGTCTCTTGATTAGTGAAGTAAGATATTTTTTAACAAAACTATCGTTGTAAACCCCAGCATAATCACTAGGATCTAAAATTCTGTAGCAGTCTATAACTAAAAAGTTACCAGCAGATTGTTGATTCCAATCGATATCAAGATATAGTCTGTCTTGCCTTTTATTATATCTAACTTGCTTGTCTGTAGATAATAAGAAATCAATATCTTCCAAATAACTCTTTGTCATCGAGTATTGTAGAAGTTCTACAGAGTTAAAGTAGTAAAGATCATTCAAAAATAATTGATATTTAATACTGAACATCCCACCAGAAATGGTGCTAGTATCAAACTTAAATACTTTTTCAATTCCAACTACCGAATCTGGAATTTGAATAAAGTTAGAATTTTCATAAAAGTTTGAAGTGGTTGTTCCATAACCACTAATATTTGTTGATGTTGCTGAAGTTGTTACAATACCAACACCACTTGTACCAGATGCTCTACCTCTACTGATGTCTTCACCAGTAATTTCATACTTTAGATACATCCTTTCAACACCATCAAAATGGCGCTCTTGGAAATATTGGAAGGCATCATCAACAAGATCATCAATCTGATCATCATCAACATTAATTTCCAAAACGGGAGCGCCAAGTCTCCTTAAGCAGTAATCAATTAATTCTTGCCTTGTTGATGGTTTTGCCATTATTCAACCTCTGAGTTCTGATAATCATCAGTTTTTTTGGATGATTTTTGTTTTGGGAGGGAACCTTGTTCCCTCCTTGCATCAAGCAATTGTGCCAACAGTTGCTCTTTTTCCACTTCAAAATCTTTGGTTAAAGATTGTAATTTTGCTTCTAGTAAAATGTTTTGATTTGTTAGTGCTGCTATTTTTTGATTATAAAGACCAACTAAAACATTAATGTCAACTTCACTATTCATAATCGTCAGAACGTTCCTCCGTCAATGGTTGTTGTCCAAACAGGTCTATCACTATATGTAGTAGAAACAACGGTCGGAACAATTGAAATATTAGCTCCTTCTTTCAGAAGATCATTTGTAGTATCAAATGTTCCCTGAACACCAATCAAAGTAACACTATTACTGCTGGATGTAGTAGTTTTCACCATACCATAAGCAGCAGCATTATTTGCTTGGGTAATCTGTTGACCTGCTGTAAAACTATGAGTTGAATCTAATGTAAGAACAACTTCTGTTACCGCAGTCATAATCTGCGTTGATGTAAACGTTGCAGATGATGGTGCAGATGTTGACCTTTGTAATCCAGTGCTATCAAAGTAAACAATACCATGAGTTGAGAAATCTCCACTCTGGTAGTAAATACCTTTAATATCTAAGAAACCTTTTGTACCAGATACAACACTATTTGATACGGATGCATCTGGAACAAAAGTCCATCTTCTGCTGTCATCAGCATGTGATTCAAAAACACCACTGGTTGCTATCGAGTTATCATCAAAACCAAAGAAACCAGTTTTATTATTACTAGTTCCACTGCTTGTGTTATAATTGAACGAAACACCTCTATCAGTGTTTGTATCAAAAGCGTGGGTGATTGTTAATTGAGTTGAAATTCCAATCTGGGCAGTTGTATTTGCCGCAATAGATACAATCTTTGATCCAGAATTGTAGTAAAGAATGGTTCTATCAGCAGCAAGTGCTGGTAGACCAGCAACTCCAGCATTGTCAATGACATCGCCAGTGTTGATACCAACGACGGAATCTAAAGTGATTTCTGTTGTTCCAGAACCAACAACCGCCATTACGGTTCTAACACTGGTTACATCACCAAGATTAAGAATTGGTTCGTTAACTGTAACAGAACTTGAGTTTACAGTTGTTGTAGTGCCGTCAACTTGGAGGTCACCTTTAATAATAACAGTACCTTCATTACTTAAACCATCTGGATATGGGTCAATATAAAGAACATTTCCACCACCAGATGTAGTTGAGATAATATTGGAACTAATTCCAACACCATCAAATGTAGCACCACCAGTAGCAGTAATTGAACCAGTATGAGTTATAGAACCAACAATAGTGATATTGTCAGTATCAGCATTACCTAAATTGGTG